AGAAGAACATCTCCTGGTTTTCCGTATAATCAAAATTCCAAAGGATTCCCTGGAAAGACAAAATGGATGGGCTCTGGCGAAAAATATGAATTTGAAAGTCCTGAAGCAAGACAGTTGCGAACTGATGTGGAAAAGTTAATCGAAGATTGTCGACGCGGCAAAATCTCTGATGTATTATTTATTGATACATTGAAAGATGAGCGTAGAGACAATGAGAAAGTTGATGCAGGAAAAACCCGAGTTTTCTCCGCAGGTCCACAACACTTCGTAATAGCTTTTCGGAAGTATTTTTTACCTTTTTCAGCGTGGTTGATGCACAACAGAATTGATAATGAAGTTGCTGTAGGTACCAATCCATATTCTATTGATTGGGAGCGCATAGCAAAACGCATGAAATCTCGTGGTAAACAAGTTATTGCCGGTGATTTCAGTAATTTTGATGGTTCTTTATCTGCGCAAGTTTTGTGGGCAATCTTTTGGGACATATTCGTCGTGTGGTTAGAACAATTTAATGATTTTTCTACTGAAGAAGGAAATGATGTTCTCAAAATATGTTTAGGCTTGTGGTCACATCTAGTTCATTCAGTACATATTTTCGGTGATAATGTGTACATGTGGACCCATTCACAACCGTCTGGCAATCCATTTACAGTCATAATTAATTGCTTGTATAACTCTAGCATTATGCGTATTGCTTGGATTAGAATTATGAACGAACGAAATCCGAAGTGGAAATCAATGAAGTGTTTCCGAAAGTATGTTTCAATGATTGCTTATGGAGACGACAATGTACTCAATATTGCTGGAGAAGCAGTGGAGTTCTTCAATCAAGAATCAATTAGTGAAATAATGAGAGGAATGAAACACGAGTACACAGATGAAGCGAAATCTGGTGCGATTGTCAAAACTCGTAAGCTTGAAGATGTGCTCTTTTTGAAGCGTGGTTTCAAATTTAGTCCTGAGTTACAGAGAACAGTTGCTCCACTTAAAATCGAGGTCATTTACGAGATGTTAAATTGGACTAGAAATACGATAGATCCAAATGTCATTCTTATGACAAACATCGAGACGGCTTTCCGTGAAATTGTTTATCATGGTCGTGAGGAGTATGATAAGTTGCGAAAAGGTATTATGCAGTGCGTAGAAGATTTACCTGCTATACCACAAATCCTCACATACGAACAATATTTGCATGATGTAAAACTTCTTGCAGATGAAATCTACGAATTTTAAGGTTAAAATGTGAACTTGCTTTCTTATACAAATTTTAGAGGTTAAGCTAAGAAGAAAGTACTGCTATTTTAATAACTAGGTTAGTTATTTAACTTTACCGCCCAGGATGCCTAGTGGCAGCCCCACAATATCCAGGGTACCCTCTATGCAATAATATAGATTAGGTAGTCATATTATTTAAGATACTTACCTGCTACGTTTCAAAATAATAATTCAGAAATTGAAAATGAGGATAGAAAGATATCCTCTCAACAAAAAGAAATTGTACACTTTGCTAGTGAAGGTGTTATTCCCACGACTACTGCTGTCCCTGACATTGTCGATTTGTCAACTGATTATTTAGCTATGATGACTCGAGAAGATAGAATTCATACAATTAAAGATTTTCTTAAAAGACCCATTATTATACATAATGGTTCATGGTCTTCGAACACACCTGCTGAAACACAATTGTTTACTGCAAATTTTCCAGAAATTTTAATTTCAAATACTATGTATCAAGAGAAGTTACGTGGTTTCGTTGGTCTTCGTGCTAAGTTGGTGATTCAAGTTCAAGTAAACTCCCAACCTTTTCAACAAGGGCGTTTAATGCTACAATATTTTCCTTATGCACAGTATATGCCAAATAGAGTTGCGTTAACTAATGCTACTTTACAAGGCAGATCTGGTTGTCCGAGAACAGATTTGGATTTAAGTGTAGGTACAGAAGTACAAATGGATATACCTTATGCATCACCTCATGGATACTACAACTTAATTACAGGTCAAGGTTCTTTTGGTTCTATATACTTGGTTGTTTATAGTCAATTGAGAGATCAAGTTACTGGTACAGGTTCAGTTGAATATACGGTATGGGCGCACTTGGAAGATGTTGACATTCAATATCCTACAGGTGCTAATATATACACAGGTAATCAACCTAATTTTGCTAGTATTGGACAACAAATAAGTGAAGGGAATTATTCCGAAAAAGAATTTAGAAAATTATGGAGTTCTAAGGCGTACCAAAGGCCACCAGACAAGATTTTCGCTCAAGTTGCTTCGGAAATAAAACAAATGAAAGATAGTGGTACTATAAGTACTGGTATTGGTCAAATTTCTGAAGGACTCAACACTATGTCAAAAATTCCAATTTTGGGAAATATGTTTACGAGACCAGCATGGATTTCGGCAGAAGCTTCAAATATTTTCAAAATGCTAGGTTTTTCAAAACCAACGACACAAGGTTTACCTTGTGAGTCAAAATTGCGTGGTCAGAATAGAATGGCGAATTATGATGGAGCAGATACTTCACACAAATTAGCTCTTTCAGCTTGTAATGAAATTGAAACTAAGTCTGGTTTAGCTGGAACATCAGCTGATGAAATGGATTTTTCACATATACTGTCTATACCGAATTATTGGGACAGATTTTCTTGGTCTACAACTGATCAAAGTAGTACAGTTCTTTGGGATAATTTTGTGACCCCTTTTAAAATTAAACCTTTTTCTGATACGATACAAGATAGATTTAGATGTACGCACATGGGTTATGTTGCTAATGCATTTTCATATTGGCGTGGTTCGATAGTTTACACATTTAAGTTTGTAAAGACGCAATACCATTCTGGTAGATTAAGAATTAGTTTTATACCATTTTATTACAATACTGCAATTTCTACTGGAGTACCAGATGTATCTCGTACGCAAAAGATTATTGTTGATTTGAGAACTTCAACCGAAGTTGCATTTACAGCACCGTACCCCTCCACGCGACCCTGGATGTTTTCAATACGCCCTGAGTCTAGTTGGTTGGGACCAAATAATAGCTTGATGTACAATGCTGTTACTGGTATTGTGAGAGTCGAAGTTCTAAATCAATTAGTTGCTGCTAATAATGTTTTTCAATCTATTGATGCAATTGTGGAAGTTTCTGGTGGGCCTGATTTAACATTTGCTGGTCCTACTAGTCCATCATATGTTCCATATAGCGGAACTTTCACACTTGCTCAAGATAAAATTGCAAAGCAGGAACATGATGATGAATACAATAATGAAGTCACTCAAGATCATAAAATCGTAGCACAAATTATGGGAGAAAATGAAGCCGTTCCACGCAATGAAGCTCAACACGGTATTCACCCTATGTCTATTGATGGACATCCAATTCAATCTAATTGGTCTCCTGAAGCACATTGTATTGGAGAAAAGATATTATCTGTTAGACAATTAGTTAAGCGTTTTGGTCATTTCTTCACTACAAATCTTACTCCCACTAATCCAGCAGTTATTATAGCTCCTTATTCTGTTCAAGAACCAGTTTCAAATACAACTTCAGATAAGTCTATAAGCCAGTTTGAATATTATTATTTCTTATATGCTTTTTGGCGCGGTTCCATGCGTATTAAAGCTTCTACTTATAATTCAAGTAATGCTGCATCTCGTGCTGCTGGTCCTACTAATTCAAATAATATTTGGACTGTTGGTTTGTTTACTAGTGTTCAAGACACGTTTAACACTTTGGTAAATCGTTTTACGGCTGGCGGTGTTCCAGTCCAATTAACAACTCCTTTAACTTCGCCAATGTTGAATATGGGTAACTCCAATGTGGAAGTTGCAACTAATGTTGAAGGATTGATAGAAGTTGAACCCCCTTATTATAACGTTTCTCATATTTCTCCAGCTACTCTGTATACATCTACGGAGAAACCTATTGAAATTTCTAACGTTTTAAAAGGTCATATTCCACCAGCAATTATTACTGTAAGTTCTAGAGCCAAAAATAGCTTTGGAACAGGAACTGCTGCAGAGACAAATCTTTCCTTTTATCGTGCTGTTGGAGACGATTTTTCATTTATGTATCTCGTTGGTGTTCCACCTTTGGTGAACGTTAATCGGGCAATTTAAACTCCTTTATTAAACTTAATTACATACTCTTTAGGTTTAAATTAAATTTCACTCTATATTGATAAGTATTAGAGATAAGTGCAATTTAAGTTTTAGGTTTTATTCAGTACTTATCACCCACATTACACGGGTATATTAACAAAAC